TTGATTTCCTTGTAATCTTTAACAGTAAGTTTATGTCCTTCTACCTCGAATCCACATTGGTCTTGTAAACCTCCAGTAACATTCACAATTATTGGTGTACCTGCCATTAATGATTCACAAGTACCTAATCCAAACCCCTCATTACTAGCCAAGTTCATTGTAACATCACACATATTATATAAGAAATTCATTTGTTTATTTTCTAACTTCTTATCACTAAATATAATATTACAATCAGGTGCTAACACTCTAGCTACCTCTGGTAAATCTGTACCATTTTCATCTCGTGGTTGAGTGTGCATTATGTACGCTACTCTGTCTTTTTTATCATCAGGTAATGTATCCCAAAATTCTTTGAAGGCCAAGATACAATCACCAGGTAACTTTCTTCTTATATTTCTATTTACATACAACAAAATAAAATCTATTGGTTTATTTCCAACTAACTCTTGTTTGAACTTCTTCATCTCAGCAATCTCTTTCTTATCTGTAATTGGATAAAAGAAATCTTCATTGATACCATGTGGAATATATGTAGAATCTGTATCGGTTCTTGGTCTATTCTTTGCTACTTCATCAACAATAGCAACAGTTTGTTTTGATATGTTCATAATCAAATCACAACACTCATAGTAATTTTCATTGTATTGTGGTGCTGGCCAATCATCCCAAATATTATAATAATAGATTGGAATCTCTTGTCTTAACTCATGTTCCATTTGATATAACCATCCCCAAAATCTTGGATCGGTATAATGTAAAATAGCATCAGGTTTTTCTATATTCAACAGCTCTCTTAGTATTTCAGGATTACCATATCCACTAACAGGATATATTTTTAGATAACCATCAACACCGATTTCATCTTTTATGGCCTGTTTCATATCAACTATCTTACCTTCTTCAGGATGTTTAATTGCACCACCAACTTGAACCCAATCATAATGGTGTACAGTTCCCATAACAAATTCACGAGACATTGTACCGACACCTGATGACATTCTCAAATCATCAGATAATAACAATATCTTCTTTTTCTTTTTAGTATTTAAATCTACTGATTGTAACTTTGGTAATTTCATATATAACCCCTAAAATTTACTTCCACTTTTATGCAATTCAGTATATTCAATTACCGACTTGCGAAATTTCTTATCATGTACGAATAAGTCAAGCGAACGATTGACTAGTTTTTGTAATGAAAATTCATCTTCTATTGTATTATTTTTAAACTTCTTGTATAACTCATTTATAACTTTTACCGAAGTTAGTTTTACTTCATTCATATAATAACCTCATTGTATATACATATATATCTTATATATATAAATATATAACTAATCAATAATAATGTATTTTTTTTTATTTTTTTCGCAATATTTTAATGCAGAACCTGTACCTTTAGTAACTTTACCTTCTGGACAAAATGCGACAACCTTATCTGAATATTTTGCAATCTCTTCATTTCTCTTGTGGTAATTACTCTTATAAAATGGTTTATTATATTTATATGGTCCATTAACACAATGTATATTATGTGGTTTGTGTGCTGGTGGAAATTCACTATACTTTACATCAAACTCTAATGCAAACTTCTTAGCATATTTATCTGCACCATCTCCACAACCACCACTAACTATTTCTAAATCTTTACCGTAACCTTCTTTTAACTTAAAAACAAAATCTTGTATCTTTCTTGAATTAGTATATGATCTACTCCCTACTATCGCCACTTTCATAGTCATTGCGTTTTTGTTTCTTAATTGTCTTATCCTTTGTAACGAAATCATAACATTCCTTAAATGTTTTTAGTCCTAAAATTATACCACTTGGTGTTTTATATTTATAATGAAACCGTGAGTTTAATCCTGAAATATCACTTGAAGATACATCAAACCAACAAAATTCTCTACAATCATCTAATATCTTTATTATAGTTTTATATCTAGCAGAACTTTTTTCATCCCATTCCTTTAAAAAATTTTGAAATGTTGGTGAATTAATATCAGCACTATCTTGATACCAAAAGTATATTGGAAATGGTTGTATTGTCTTAGATATTTTTCCTATATATGGAATTAATATTTCTTCATGTTCTAAAAAATCAACTAATTTTAACCGTAAACTTATCTGCATTATAAATCCTTACACATTCTACACTTTTTGAACTTTTCACACTTTTGATAATCATGAGCAATGATATTACCATCTTCATCATAACACTCATCTATAAATTCTTGTAACCTTGTCATAACTTTATTGATACTTGGTTTACCACTTGCTGGTGAAAACACTTGTATTCTCTTTTGAGGATAATCCATATTCTCATAAAGTTTCCTCTTTAATATTAAATATTCAACTTCTATTTTATCGATAGGAATATCTCGTTCCTTAGAAAAAAACTTCTTATATAATAATAACTGATTAGTTTTGTTCTTATCGGCTTTCATATATTTATTCCAACCCATCGTGGCCGTTTTAATATCAATAATCTTTACACGACCAGTTTTATTGTTATGTAAAACAACATCCATATAGCCATTAAATTTCATATCACGAGGTAATTCAGAATTTAACTTTACCTCGATACCAACCAACTCTGTATTTTTCTTTGGAAAGTGATTAGATTTTCTTTTCTTGAATTCATCAATAATATTTACACCATCTTGATAAAATGAAATCATTTCTTCTTTTGTAACAGGAAATTCATCACCATGTTGTGCCTTAGAGATTTTAAAATTTTCTTTTAATCTATATTGAAATATATCTACTAATGGTAAATCATCTGCTTCCTTAATAGTCCTTTCATAATAACATACTAAATAGGCCTGTATTGTTTCATGGATTGCTGTACCAAACAATGTGTAGATATTACCTTTGAATGTATTTAACTTATCCACATAATCTAACTTCCAAGTATAAGGACATTTATCCCACTTGGCAAACTGACTATAACTTATTTTACTCATATTACTTGTTCCTTTAAATGACCTATCTTTAAGTCTGCAATAACTTTTGGTTTAACTTCACAATAAGCTGCAACATCTAAACAAAAACTAGCATCCTCTGATACATTTTCTTGGTACTCACCAATCTGTACAACTTTGTTTCTAAAAAATGGATATGTTAATCCTTTGAATAAATCTGTATGTGTTTTAGTAAATCCAAATCCACAATACGATACTTCAATCAACTTACCCTTTGATTGTTCTAACTCACCCTTTGATAAGAAGGCCATACTACCAGTTTTCAAAAATGTTTTCTCATCCCATCTTGCAACCATTGGTGTATCACCTTTTAAATACCAACCAGTACAAAACTTGGATTTACATTCGATTAATGTTTGTAAATCTTTTAATGTAAATGCCTGGTCTGAATCTATCCATATTATGTAATCCATCTGGTCTATTACTAGGTTAGGATTTTGAAATCCACCACCACCTGTAGCTAACCAATTCCTAGCATCATTATGTGTTCTATTGGATATGGTTATTATTGGTATATTATTTTTAGCACACCAAGCTGACAAACCTATCCATTGGTCAAATAATACTGCAGATACACTTGTGTGTGTTGGAATACAAATTGCAATCTTATCCATCGTAACTATCTTTATCTTCTCTTTCTGTATCTCTCCAATCAAATAACCACCTAATATATGCCCTAACCTTCTCACCTAACTGCATATCATTTGGATACTTATTAACTAACTCTCTAATTATTTGTATTGGTTGTTTCATTATTTACCCCACAATCCTCTTTTAACTATTGTGGCCATAATACCATAATTACTAACATCAAGATAAGCATCTTCCATTGGTTCATCTTGAACGGCATTTTCCTTACCACTCATCAATAATGTTTTTAGTCTTTGTATCTTATCATTCATTCTAAACCATAGGCCAGTTAAAGATAACTTAACATCCTCATCTGTTATTAATGGTGAACCAACTGATATATTACCAGGACCATAATCATGTTGTTTTCTACAAAACAGTTCATACTGTTCTCGTTGTAATCTTTTAAATTCTTTGGTCATCTTTGGCCACTCTTGTTCCATTTGTGTTACTACATCTAAAGAGGATGTTGGCGTATCTTTAATTGAATTTCTTTTGAGTTCTAAAAGACTTTTACTTTCCATATACTACTCCTAATTTATAACTGAATATACACATAAAAACCTATATAAGTCAAGTCTTTTTCCAAACTTGCTTTAATTCTTTATCTGTAACTCCATATTTCATGATTATTGTTTCAACTTGTTGTTTAGTTAATATTTTTAGATAATCTTCAATCTCCATTGAACTGGTTTGAAAATAATCTCTTAAATGATCCATAGCCCACTTCTCTACTTTTGATTTCTTTTTAGATTTTACATATCGTAAAAATGTTTTACTTTTTGGTATTACTGATATGTAAAACTTATACACAATTTCTGGATCTAGTTTCCAATATTCTTGTATCCCATTTACCAAATCAATCCAATCTGGATTCATTGATAAAAAGCGATGAACCATATAATTGTTCCAAGTCTTTTTATCTCCATCACTCAATGTATCCCAATACTTAGGATTTTGAAACATTGTAATTTGTTTGATGTGGTCAAATAGACCTTTGACTTTTGGTTTACTTGTTGATTTCTTCTTCAATACCCGAACCTTTTAACATAGACTTTGGAACTTTACCACAATTACCACATGAAAAAATCTCAATAGGTATTAATGCCTCTTCACCAGTAGGTGATACCAAAGGTGATAATCTTTTAATAAGAGAACTTTTAATAAATAGATAATTACCACAATGTTCACATTTCATAGTTTCTGCTTGTGATAAATCTACCTTCACTTGTTGTTTTTGACCTGGTATTGGTTTCATTGGTTTCATGTTCATTTTATAACTCCTATAATTTCTGTAAACATAGCCATAATGTTAATCTCTTTATCTACCACTACGGCATCACTTTGTTGATATTGACTTAACAATAATATACTTTCTGCAATATGTCCTTTACCC